ACCTTCCTATGCGCTGAAATGATTGCGCAATGAAAGGACTGAAATATGACCGACAAGCAAATTAAGAACGCGATTAAATCGCGGTTAGCAGGCACTAACACTTTATCTAAAGTAGATTATTTTAGAGGAGTGCATCATGGCTGAAGGTAAGAAGACAGGCGGCAGACTAGCAGGAACGCCGAATAAGGTGACATTAGAGGCCAGACAGGCCATAGCCTCATTTGTGAATGGAAACGCTCACAGGCTCACTGAGTGGCTTGATGCAGTTGCAGGCGGCGTGAAGGCACCAGACGGTGATGATTACTTGGTGCCACCAAACCCAGCCAAAGCATTTGATATGTTCCAGTCGGTGGTGGAGTACCATGTACCGAAGCTGGCTCGCTTAGAGCACACTGGCAGTGATACGAGCCCAGTGGTGATCGAGCACAACATAGATGTGTTTGGCGAGTTGCTCAAGAATATCAAGCTTAAACGCCAAGTAGGCGAATGACCGCGTTAGAAGCAATCCTTGATGATCCAAACATCAGGGAAGAGTTTATTAAGCGGGGCATAGTAGAGCAGGCTGTAATTAATTGGCAGTTGCGTTGGTTACAGATAGATGCTCACGACCACCAGATTGAGCCTGCTGGGGACTGGTGGAATATATGGTTGATGCTGGCAGGGCGTGGAGCGGGTAAGACGCGAGCAGCGGCTGAGACGCTGGCCATATGGGCATGGACTGAGCCAAACACGCGCTGGCTGGTATCGGCACCAACGAGTGGTGACTTAAAGGGCACATGCTTTGAGGGCGACTCAGGGCTGCTAAAGGTGATACCCAGTGTGCTGATAGAGAAGTACAACTCTAGCTTGCATGAAATCCATTTAAAGAACGGCAGCTTCATCAAGGGTATAGCGGCATCGGAGCCTGATCGCTTCCGTGGCCCACAGTTCCATGGTGGCTGGCTGGATGAGTTAGCAGCATGGGAGTACCTGCAAGAGTCATGGGACATGATTCAGTTTGGCATCCGACTGGGGCAGCGCACCAAGCTCATATGCTCCACAACGCCTAAGCCAAAGGATGTGGTGCTCGATTTAATCGCGCGCGAAGGTGATGATGTGGCGATCACACGCGCCAGCACGTATAGCAACATCAAGAATTTGGCACCATCATTCCAAAAGCAGATCCTGCAATACGAGGGTACCAAGCTTGGCCGCCAAGAGATCCATGCGGAAATCATCGACCCCGAAGAGGGCGGCATTGTTAAGCGTGACTGGTTTAGGCTGTGGCCAGATGGTAAGCCTTATCCAGCATTTGAGTACATCATTCAATCGTATGACTGCGGTTACAAGGATGGGCAAGAGAACGATCCGACGGGCTGCATCACCCTTGGTGCATTCAAGCCATTGGATGGCGGCATGTGCGTGATGGTGATTGACTGCTGGCAAGACAGGCTGACGTATCCTGACCTGCGCCCAAAGATCATTGATGAGTTTGAGACGGTGTACGGTGAGGGTAAAACAAAGAAGCGGGTTGACCTGCTGCTGGTGGAGGATAAGGCTGCGGGTATCAGTCTTATACAAGACTTGCAACGCGCCAACTTGCCAGTGATTGGGTACAACCCAGGCCGTGCCGACAAGACACAACGCCTATCAATTGTGGCCAACATCATCCGTGCTGGACGATTGTGGGTGCCTGAGTCAGGTATTCGTAAAGGATTTGTGAGGGACTGGGCTGAAGGCATGGTGAGTCAGATCTGCTCGTTTCCTGACACGGCGCATGATGAGTTCGTGGACTGTATTAGTCAGGGCTTGAGGTACTTGCGTGACGCTGGGTGGATCAGCATTGATGCACCACCAAGAGAGGACTACGACGAAGAGGATTACATAGATGCTGAAGGGTTCAACAATGCCAAGAAGGGCAACCCGTATGCTATGTAGACTTATTGCAATGGCAAAGGCATAATCGTGGTATTCCACTTATAAGGCATCATTGTGGCCAATCCATCTAAACCACCTATTGATATAGCGGCTAAGCTTGCGTCATTGAAAGAGGAATTGCGTAAGCGAGGCGACGACTTTGACCGTCGCATGCAGGGTATTGAAAATATGGAAAAGGCGGCAGGCAAAGGTGTGTCGTTGCCAATTGACAAGAAGGCTAAGGGTGGATCAGTGATGGGCATCAACGTGGCATCTGACCGTAAGGCAGGCCTTAGTTATGCGGACATGATTGTGGACGGCCATAAGACATACGAGTCACGCAACAGCGATACCCTGCGCCCCTACGTAGGCAAGCGTGTGGCGATTGTCAGGACTGGTGAAGGCCAAGCCAAAGCAATTGGAGAGGTGACGATTGGTGAGCCAGAGGTAGTGAACAAGAAAAGATTCCGAGAGTTGGAAGAGCGCCACATGGTGCCTGCTGGGTCACAGTTTGACATCAACACAGAGACTAAGCACCTGTACCCATTGCATAAGGCAGAGCGGTATGAGAAGGAGCATGATGTAGGCCATGGCATTGTGTCCCGTAAGGTAATCCATAAAAACAAGGGCGGCAAGATTGAAGTGCGCCCTACCGTGTTTGATGATGCAGCAAGCCGTCGCAACCCCAAGATAGAAACTGCCGCTCGTGCCTTGGCTGAGGGCAAGATGAAGCAGGCGGCATACGCTAAGGTGGTGGCCAAAGAAAAGCCTGTGAAGGCGTATGACTTCATCCCCAAGCCTGCAACCAATGAGAAGGCTATGGAGGTGTTGCTTGATAGGCAGAAGCAGAACTGGCGGTCACATGAAAACTGGCCTGCTGGTCACCGTGTGGGTTTGCGTTTGGACATCCCAGCATACGAGCGCCATGGTGTGTGGGTAAACTCAGTGCATGATGAGTCAGGCGGTGGAGACAAGTTTCCAACATCGTATGGCCCAGTGTCGTCAGTGCGCAATGCAGAGTTTCATGGCAACCCACACAAGGGCATCAAGGTTGCGACTGGTGAGCAGAGCAAGGCACCATTTGCAAAGATCATGGGCGAGCTTGAGCACATAGACGAAGATCAGGCTGTCAAGCACATGCAGAAGTACTTGAAGCACCCCGACTATCGTCAGGTTGGATATGACCCACGTCGTCATGGTGACTTCTATGACCGTGAGACTATGGAGCCTGTAACGCATTCAGAGCATGTAGTTCAGATTGGGCCATTGGTGCTGGCTAAGAAGCCTAAGTATGGCAAGCGTGAGGTATACAAAGAAGGAGGCGAAGTGGAACCATTCGACTATGAGAATTCTGAGCACACATATAAAGTGGCGCATCATTTATCTAAACACCCAGATTTTAAGAAAACGATTGCGCCTGATTTAGATGCAAAGAAGATATTGCATGAGATGATGGCCACGGGTAACCATCGGTTTATTGAAGACCCTCGATCACAAGAAGCTATCTATAAAGCTGGTCATCGGGAATACTACATACAAGAGAAGACTGGCAAGATTAAGTATCCTGTGCAGCATGTAATCAAGAAAGCATTTGGTGGATCGATTAATGAGATGAAAGCACAGATGATGGGGCGTACTCCGTCAAGCTTGTCTGATCTAATGAAGATTGGTGTTAATGAAGCTCCTAATATGAGCGTGAAGGCTTATGTACCTCCGACAAACCAAGAGCAATTGCCTGTAGGTGGCGTGTCTACGAGTAGTGGTGCATTACCGATGGGTGGTGTAGACATGAACTCTCAGCAGCAGGGGCAGCAGTTTGCACCACAGGGTGGAGCACCACAGCAGCCGCCTGCACAGCCCTCACCATTGAGCGCAGGCGCTTCGAGCCCAGCACAGGAAAGCAACATATTGGAGATGACACCACAAGGTCAAGCGTTGAGTGCAATGAAGCCGCAAACACCTACAGAACCTGCGCCACCGCAAGCCATGGCTAAGGGTGGCTCTGCTAAGTCGGTAGCAGCGATGAAGGCTGAGATGGCCGAAAAGGCACCTACTGACACAGGTAAGCGCGTGACGATTAACGCTGAAGGCGCAGGCGGTGTGAAAGGAATTGTTGTTCCTCGTCATACATTAGAGGGCAACAAAAAGGCTGGCGCTGTAGGCTTACATGAAATGAACGAAGCTCGTGCAGAGGTGTATGGTGATGATCACCGCGAGCCTTTGAGCCTTGGCAAGATGGCTTCAATGCATAAGAAGACATTAGCAGACCATTTTGCCAAGCCCGTAGAGGAACAACAAAGAGCAGAAGCCTCTGCGCTCAGTCGACTTCGTCAGGCCAAGCATATTGGCAAGATAGCCAACACTTTGGACGAGTCTGAGAAGCTGGACACTGTGCGTCATGAGACTGACGATAAAGGTCGCACTCACGTTGGCTTTGCCTCTAAAGGCGTTGCAGGCCATGCTCTGTACACATCAGGCCACGGCGACGATACTAAGTATCATGTCATCAACACCTGCGCTGGTCAGACTGAGGGCTGTGGTGGTGGTAAGGACGCACAAGGTATTGTGGACACCAAGAGGGGTACATGCTTTGCGCCTAATGCTGAAGCCCAATATGCTGGTGCCGCAGTACGTCGCGCTGCGCATGAGCAGGCCAAGCACGACCCAGCCATGACCAATGATTGGATATTGGCTCACACAGGCTCGTTGCGTGATGCTGCACGATTGGCAGACAAAGGCAACAAGCGTTTGCTGTTCCGTCCTAACGTAGTGGATGAGACTGATGTGACTTCACGCCACGCCATTCGTCACTTGAACGAACAACGCAAGTTGAATGACAAGCCACCGATTATTGCTAACTCATATGGCAAGACCAACGAGTTGCACGATCCTGAAAATGGTTACCATGTCACTCACTCCAATGTTGGCCCCAAAGTAAAAAAGGGTGAGTCAATTGTTGAAAACATTGGCCGCGACAAAGCGCGTGTGCGCAACACCATCATGGCCGCTGACAACAAGGGCGACTTCAGGAACGAGCAGGGCAACAAGACACCACCCAAGGGATCCTACATGGTGACTGACGTGCGTCGTGGTTCACCCATGGCTAAGGAGATGGAAAAGCACATTACCCATGCTAAGTATTGGACGACTGGCCGCAAAGATGATGAGTTGAGTCCTACTGAAAAGGAAGAAGGCTCAGAAGGTCACTTTGGTGGCAACGGCAAGCCTACATCGCCTGACAAAGCTCACTTTGGCCACATCACTCTTGGGGACAAGCGCTTTGACTATCAAAAGCAACACATATTGCACCCACGTTTAGTACAGGTTGGTGAGAATAAAGACGGCACACCCCACATGATCCCAACCGACTCACGGTTCAAGGATGAAGAGTTTTTGCCAAAAAATCGTTTTAAAACCAAAAACGGTAAAAATGCTGGTCACATATTAATGACGACACCAACTGAGTCAACCAGTCTTGTTGGCCATCAAACATCCTTTACCCACAATGTGAATGACAGGCACATTGAACACGCCCAAAATAATAAAGGTGAGTATGAGATTGACAAGCCTGAAGATCAAATCAAAGCTGAAGGCAAAGAATATCGCGCACCTCAGTCTATGAAGTTCTATGCAGAGGGTGGTACGGTTGATGGCCGTCACGTTGGCTTTAGTGACGATGACTTCCATGCATTCCCTGAGCAAAACGTAATTGCCCAACGTCATTTGAGTATGCGTCATGGTGAAGATGAAAAAGAAGATCAAGGCAAACGCAAAAAGCCAGTTTCGTTAGACACTATGCGATTTGAACTGACTATGAAAAAGGCTAAATGATGGATGAACTAGACCCACAAATTACAGAGAACGAAGACGGTAGTGCTGTTGTCGATATAAGTGACATTGAAACAGAAGAGCAGCCTGATGGCAGCGCTATTGTCATGCTTGGGGAAGACGGCCCTGAGCACAACCCAGACTTTTACTCAAACATTGCAGAAGATTACAACGACCTTGATTTATCGACACTGGCTATGCGCTATGTTGATCTTCTTAAGAAGGACAAGAGTGCTCGTGAGCAGAGAGACAAGCAGTATGAAGAGGGCATTAGGCGCACTGGTATGGGCAACGATGCGCCTGGCGGTGCCACCTTCATGGGTGCTTCCAAGGTTGTACACCCCGCAATGGCAGAGGGCTGCGTTGATTTTGCAGCCAGAGCTATCAAAGAAATGTTTCCGCCCGATGGCCCAGTCCGCACCAAAATAATTGGCAAGATAGACGAAGAAAAAACCAGTCGTGCAGAACGAAAACGGGATTATTTAAATTGGCAAATCGTTGAGCAGATTGAAGAATTCCGCGATGAGCAAGAACAGTTGTTAACTCAGTTGCCACTGGGTGGATCACAGTACTTTAAATTGTGGTTTGATGAAGATAAGAAGCGTCCATGTGTGGAGTTTTTACCAATTGATCGAGTAATACTGCCATTTGCGGCAACAAACTTTTATACAGCACAACGCGCAGCAGAAGTGCATGAGATTACACATTGGGAATTCAATCGTCGTATAAAAAGTGGCATGTACCGTGACATTGATTATGTGAAGGCCACTGCTGAAGTGGATCCCACCAAGGTGCAAAAAGCCAATAACAAGATTGAAGGTAAAGAATACGAAGACAACGACGATGGATTGCGTAAGGTTTACCATGTGTATACGTATCTTGAGTTAGAAGACGACAAGTACGCTAAGGGCAAGATGGCTCCTTATATCCTGATGATTGACGAACTAGACCAAGAGGTTGTGGGCTTGTACAGGAATTGGGAAGAGCAAGATGAAACGATGACTAAGCTGGATTGGATTGTCGAGTTTAAATTCATCCCTTGGAGGGGTGCATACGCCATCGGGCTACCTCACCTTATCGGCGGCCTTTCAGCGGCTTTGACGGGTGCTTTACGAGCTTTGATGGACTCTGCGCACATCAACAACGCTGCAACGATGCTGAAGCTAAAGGGCGCAAAGATTAGCGGCCAGTCACAGCAGGTGGAGGTAACGCAGATTGTGGAGATTGAGGGTGCGCCAGGCGTGACGGACATTCGCCAGATTGCTATGCCCATGCCGTTTAACCCACCTTCAGAGGTTTTATTCAAACTTCTAGGATGGTTAGATCAAGCAGCCAAAGGGGTAGTAAGCACCAGCGAAGAAAAGATAGCCGATGTCAATGCTCAAGCCCCTGTAGGCACTACGCAGGCGTTGATTGAGCAGGGTGCTGCGGTGTTCTCTGCTATTCATGCACGTTTGCATGAAAGCCAAGCGCGTGTGTTAAAGATTCTTTGTAGATTAAATCGTTGGCATTTTGATGAAATGCGCAAGTCAGAAATTGTTGCTGATTTAGAAATTAATCGAGATGACTTTTCTAAAAATACGGATGTAGTTCCAGTATCAGATCCGCATATTTTTTCTGAGACTCAACGCATGGCTCAGATGCAAGCGGTATTGTCTCTTGCTGAAAAGCATCCTGACCAGTTTAATATGAATGCTGTGCTGAGCCGATCACTTAAACAGATGAAGGTGCCTAACATTAATGAGTTGATGAAAGATGTTCCTGCGCCTGAGCAACGTACATCTGCGGATGAGAATGCTGCTATGTTGCTTGGCCATCCATCGTATGCATACATTCAACAAGATCACATAGCCCACATTCAAGATCATTTGCAATTTGGATTGAATCCATTCCTTGGACAATCCCAGTTTGCTGATCCTAAATATCTCAGTCATTTGATTGAACATTTGAAACAGCATATGACATTGTGGTATTTGAACAGATCAAATGGTTATGTTGCACATTCACGAGGTGGAAAACCTGTGGATAACTACAATGATCCTAAGTTGACGGCAAGTATTGATCAGTTGTACACGGTTACTGGTGCCCATGTTATTTTGGATGTGCAACAAGTATTCCAAGAGTTTGCTCAACCGTTCCAGCAGTTGATGCAACAAATGCAACAGCGCTCTGCTGCGCCGCAACCATTACCGCCTGATGCACAGGTTGTCAAAGACACTAATATGGCTGAAACTCAACGTAAGACTCAAGCGGACAAACAACGCGCTCAAGATGTTCAGGCCAAAATTGCATCTGACTCTGCCAACAAAGACAAAGAAATGCATACACGCATTGCTATTGAAAACGCTAAAATTACTGGCCAAGCAATTCAAGAAGATCAAGCGCAGCAAAACGCAATGCAAATGCACGGCATGGAGCAAGATAACGACATGCAAAAGCATGCTATGGAGCAGGATACAAGCCTGCAACAAGCGGCTATGCAAACACCGACGGAAACGTCACAACCCCAAGGAGAACTAAATGGCAACGTCTGATCAAGAGCAAAAAGGCATCAATGTCCCTCAGCACAAGCGTATGGCTATGGGCGAAAAGATTGATGGTCAAACCATGAAATCAAGTGGCAATAAAAAGCCACAAGGCGGATTGGCACAGGCAAAGAAAAAATGATTTCGGCATTAATTCATGAAATTAAGGTGCAACAAGCTGAAATAGGCACGTCGCTTGCTAATGGCAATGCTGCAACGTGGGAATCCTATCAACGCATGGTTGGTGAGGCTCAAGGACTGCAATACGTTCTTGACTCCATTAACCAAATGTTAGATGAAGAACGAAATCAAGAATAAGTCCCCCTAAAGGACTGAGGCCGCGCTGAAAAGCGCTTAAATGATGCACCTGAGATATGGTGTTTTTTAGGAGTTAGTATGAGTGAGAAAGAAAAGATCCCTACCATTGAGGGAAATGCGGGAGTGTCTGATCCAGTTGAACTGGCATGGGCATTTCCTAAAGTCACGCCAGGCCAAGCGCCGCTGGGCGGTCGAGTGATTGTGCAGCTACGACGAATTAAAAAAACGTCAGGACGCATCATCATTGTTGACGAGACAAAAGAAAACGAAAAATGGAACAACATGATCGGAATGGTCGTGGCTATTGGGCCTTTAGCGTATAAAAACCGTGACACTATGGAATCTTGGCCAGAAGGAGCATGGGCTCAGGTCGGTGATTTTGTCCGCGTCCCTCGTTGGGGCGGTGACCGTTGGGAGCGCCATGTTCCTGATGAAGAATCTGTCAATGATCCAGTGTTATTCATGACGATTAATGACCATGAAGTAATTGCAAAAATTACGGATGATCCTTTGTCGTTCAAAGCATATGTTTAAAAGGAAAAAAAATGGCTACTGAACCAAAAGAAGACCTAGATTTGAACATTCAGGAAGAAAAAGACGGCTCTGCTGTTGTTGATTTGCCTGATGCAATGCTTGGTGATGATGAAAATTTACAAGTTGGTGATAAATCGCGCGATGGCGAGGTTGATGCTGAAGACTTAGACCATCCAAACGATAATCAAGAGCTTAGAGAGGCCAAACGTAACCGTCGTAAGGCCAAAAGACAGGCTATACGAGCTACAAACCACGAAAAAGACATTCGTTTGCAGCAATTACAGCGCGAAAACGAAGAGTTCAAGCGTAGATTGTCAAATGTAGAGCGTGAAACTAAAAATAGTCAAATTTCACGCATAGACAAGAACATTGAGGACAGCCAAGTTCGTTTGGAATATGCCAAGATGAAGCTAAAAGAAGCTGCTGAGAACAGTGATGGCGATGGAATGGTTGAAGCACAGACTCTTTGGCGTGAAGCTGAAGGACAATTAGCTCAATTACACAATATTAAAGAACGTGCATCACAAGAAACTAACGATGGTGGTTATCAAGACGCTCCTGATCCAAATATTCAACGCAAAGCCGCAGAATGGATAAGGAAAAACAATTGGTACAACCCAGACGGCAATGACAACGATAGTAGGGTTGCCAAAAAAGTAGATGAATTGTTAGTAACTGAAGGTTGGAATCCTACAGATCCAGATTATTGGGATGAGTTAGATAGCCGCTTGCAAAAATCTTTACCACATCGTTATAATGGCACCACAAACGAAAGTTCTGTGGTTCGAAGACCGAGGAATGTAGTTGGTAGTTCAGGACGTGAAGCGTCGGCAGCATATGGCGGCAACAACCGATCTAGTTTTGTTCTTTCACCTGAAAGGGTAAAAGCAATGAAAGAGATTGGTGCTTGGGAAAACCCAGAGCGCAAACGCAAGATGATTGCCGAATTCGTAAAGTACGACCGTTTAAATGCTAACTAACAAAACATGGAGTTTCAAATGACAGAATCACGTTTAAAAAAATCTCTCAAAGCTGGTGGACGCGAAGATCGCGCAAGTGAGGACGCAAGTCGATCAGAACCAGAGAAAAAGTTCATTTCTACGCAAGAACGTCGCAAGATGTGGGACGAGGAATGGACGCAATCAGCATTGCCAAAACTGCCCTATATTGACGGGTGGCATCCTTGCTGGCTTTCGACGACTAACAGTTACGATTCAATTGATAAGCGGATTCGCTTAGGCTACGTTCCAGTGAAAGCTGATGAGTTGCCAGGCTATGAAAATTATCGAGTGAAGGCAGGTGAATTTGTTGGTTATATTTCGTGCAATGAGATGTTGTTGTATAAGTTGCCGATGGATATCTATCAGGAATACATGATGGAGATGCATCACAACAGGCCAAAAGATGAAGCGGACAAAGTTCGTGTTCAGCTTGAAAGTCTGCAAGGACAACGAGACAGCAACGGCAAAAGGCTCGTTAATGTTGAAGGCGAAGGTATTGGCTCTATTGATCAGCAACCAAGCAAAGTCCCAGTATTTTCTGGGTAATCTTTAATTAAGGAGTTTTTTATGTCTAGTACATCTGCTCCGTTTGGCTTGCGCCCTGCGTTCCATCCTTCTGGTCAGGATCGTGCACAGGCGCTTGCTGGCGGTATTGTCTCTGGTTTTGCCACTGACATCTATAAAAATGCACCCATACGCTACAACAGCACTGCTGGCACTTCGGTTGCCGCAGGAACCATTACTAACGCCGCTGCTGGTAGCGTTTGGACTGGTGCTTTTTCTGGCGTTGAGTTCACTGACACAACTGGTCGTCGTCGCGTAAGTAACTTCTGGCCTGCCAGTACTACTTATCAGACTGGATCATGCGTTGCATATTTCTACAACGATCCAAACATTGTTTATGAAATTCAAACTGATGCAACAATCGCACAAACCTCGTTGGGCGGTGAATATAACTTTAGCGCAGGAACTGGTGTTACCGTAACTTCTGGCTCTTCCGCAACAGGCTTGTCTTCAACTTGTTTGGGTGTGTCTACAGCCGTTGCTAACGGTTCACAGGGTGACATGCGCGTGGTTGATATTGCTCCCTATGTGGACAATAACTGGGGCGACAGCTTCGTTATTGTTCGTGTCATTAACTGCCGTTCACAATACTTCGGTAGCGTGACCGCCATCGTTTAATAAGGAGTAAATTACCATGGCCGCACCAATGCGAAGTACGGACTTTAGATCAATCGTTGAGCCTATTCTTAACGAGTGTTTTGATGGAGTCTATGACCAACGAGCCGACGAGTGGAGCCGAGTGTTCCGCGAAGAAGACGGCATTCCCCGTAACTATCACGAAGAGCCAGTCCTTTATGGATTTGGTGCCGCTCCACAATTGCCTGATGGGACACCAGTGACCTATCAGCAAGGTGGCGTACTCTTTCTGAAGCGCTATGTGTACAAAGTGTATGGCCTTGCCTTCGCTTTGACCAAAGTGCTTGTTGAAGATGGCGACCATATCCGTATTGGCCAAGTTTATGCCCGTCACTTGGCACAATCTTTGGTTGAGACTAAAGAATTGTTGTCAGCTAACGTGTTGAACGTCGCTTTTAACTCTTCATACCCAGGCGGAGACGGCGTGGCCTTGAACAGCACTGCTCACCCAATTGTGAATGGTACTTTTAGCAACCTGTTGGCTACCGCCGCTGTGTTGTCACAGACCTCACTTGAGCAAATGTTGATTCAGATTCGTCAAGCTGTTGACAACAACGGCAAGAAAATCCGTTTGGTTCCACGTCAATTAATTGTGGCCCCAGGCAACATCTTCCAAGCTGAAGTGTTGTTGAAATCTGTTCTCCGTACAGGCAACGCAAACAACGACATCAACCCCGTCAAGTCTATTGGCTTGTTGGATGAAGGTGCAGTAGTTCTGTCACGTTTGACTTCATCTACCGCATGGTGGGTGCAGACTGACGCACCAGAAGGCTTCAAGTTGTTAATGCGTCGTCGTCTTGAGAAAACCATGGAAGGTGATTTTGAAACCGACTCCATGCGTTACAAGGCTACTGAGCGTTACGATGTGGGTTTCACTGACCCACGCGCAGCCTACGGTACGCCTGGCGCGTAAGCCAAACGGGGGTGCGATTTAATCGCACTCCTTTTTTTTAATATCTTGTCAAGCTTTTCAAGGAGAAGACAAAATGCCACAATTTTCAGATGATTTATTTTTAGGTTCCGCCTACACCAGTCAAGGTGCGGACTCTTATCCTTCCGTTTCAACTTTTACTGGTTCAATTGCTACAACCACGCTGACCGTCACTGCCATGCTTTCGGGTGATCCAATTGCTGTGGGTATGTTTATTGACAGTTCAACTTCACTCACCAATGGAACCTACATCACCGCTTTTGGTACGGGTTCAGGCGGTACAGGTACTTACACCGTAAGCGCCTCGCAAACCGTAGCAAGTGCCACCATTGTTGGTTCTGGTAATGCTTTGTTGCAAAACCCGTCTACCATGAGCGTAGGAGTTGGCCCGTTGGGTCGTGTCTACATTTGGGACGTTGTTCCACAAGCAAAATTGACAACCAACATTGTTGCTGCTGTCATCACAACTGCTACCACGCTTACGCTTGCCGCAGGTGCTGGTGTCACATCCGTCACGCTTTCAAACGGTGCAGCAGGTTTGCAACTTGATTGCCCTCGTGCTGTATCTACAACCACAGGTGCTGGCTCTCCAACAACTGTCAACATTACCGTTTCAGGCTATGACTACTACGGTCAAGCCATGAGCGAGGTAATTGCAACAGGAACAGTGGCATCAACAACTGTTAGTGGTAAAAAAGCCTTCTACCAAATTTCCAGTGTTGTATCTTCTGGCGCAAGCGTGGTAACTGTTGCGGTAGGTACAACCGACATCTTGGGTGCGCCATTGCGCATTACTGATAGGGGCTACGTTACCCGCGCTGGCTGGGACAACACCTTGGCTGAAGATGCTGGAACTATGACTATTGCCGCGACGTTGACGGCTACCACAACCACAGGAGATGTGCGCGGAACTTATTTGCCCTCTTCAGCGGCAGACGGTATCAAACGTCTTGTGCTGGGAATAGCCCTGCCAGCAATTGCGGCAGGCCCTAATGCAACCCGTATTGGCGCTCTTGGCGTTACACAGGCATAAGGAGAAAAAAATGGGACAATTTAAACCGATGGTCAAAATGATGACTACAGAGCCTTCAGTTATTCTGAAGCTCAAAAAAGGCGGCAAAGTAGGCGTAGAGATGCATGAAGAAAATGGTCACAAAGCTATGAATGCTGACGACCATGAAGATTCTGAGCACGGTTATGCTCCTAAGAAGCCCTCTATGGCAGAGCGTCGCAAGGCAATGAAGGTTGGAAAAGTTGCTCGTAAAGCGCCAGGCGGCATGATGCCAATGGGCGGTATGGAAGATCCATCTATGCCAGCACCAGACATGCCAATGCCAATGCCAATGCCAATGCCAAAGGCAATGAGCCGTCCTAAAGTAAAGGCAATGAATCCAAAACAAAGCAAGGCTCGTCGTGCAATGTTGATGAAAGCTATTGCTGGCATGAAAAAAGGTGGCGGCATGGATTCGCACATTATGAAGTTGGAAAAAGAACTCCATCACCATGAGTCTATGCCAATCTCTAAAGTTCATCTTAAAGCTGATGGTGGTGCAATTACATCATCAATGGCAAGAACTACCATCAAAGGTAATGCTGGCAAGTATTTAAACACTGACATGGAAACTGCCGAACACGGATCCAAGGCCAAAAAAGGCAGTGGTGAAGTCAAAATGGGCAACGGCGGTGGTTACAAGATGGGTGGTAATGTAGATTACGAAAACCGTCCTGCTAACACTACCAAAGCTGGTAAAACTAATACCACTACTGGTGAAGTCCGCTTTGGCAACGCAGGTGGCTACAAAATGGGGGGCAAATCCTCAAAAAAAGCCTACGCGACGGGGGGAACTGTTGATACAGGCAAACCCGTCGCGATGCCAAAAAAGCCAGCCTCGTCTCCTGTAAGTACTAATCGTGTTGCTGGTACTTTTAAACATGGCGGAAAAATTGATCATCATGCAAGTGGTGGATCGCAACGTGATGAATACGATCCCAATGACTATTATGTAGAAAGTGAAGATTCAGATGGTCGTATTAGCTCTCGCCCAAAACGCGCTGAGTCTCGTTACTCCGAAACTGCTGTAAACAAATCAATTGCAAGCTCCAATCGGTCTGGTCGAAAGATTGGCGGTAAAGAGGCAAAAGCAATCCACAATTTGTTAAGAGGTCGTCATTGAACAAGTCAGGGGGGCTTCGGCCCCCGCTTTTAATTGGAGATAAATATGGCTGATGCAGTTACGAGCCAAACGCTCATCGATGGTGAGCGCACGGTTATCATGAAATTTACAAACATCAGTGACGGCACTGGTGAGTCTGCGGTTTTGAAGGTAGATGTTTCTGCATTAATGGCAAGCGCAACAGGTGCTGCGTGTGATAGTGTCACAGTCACCAAAATCTACATTGCCAATCACGGCATGGAGGTCAGAATGTTTTGGGATGCTACAACGGATGTGCCGTTCTTTTTATCATCACCAGGCGCTACTCAAACGCTTGACATGAGCGCTTTTGGAGGTATTACCAACAATGGCGGAACTGGCGTAACGGGTGACATTGTATTTAGCACGGCTGACGCAACTTCTGGTGACACCTATTGGTGTATCTTGGAGATGGTTAAGGGGTATGCGTAATGTCAAACAAAAACATGAAAGAAGGTGGACTTTATGCCAACATTAATGCAAAACGTGATCGAATCGCTAAAGGATCTGGCGAAAAGATGCGCAAAGTTGGTAGCAAGGGTGCGCCAACGGCTGATGCTTTTAAGCAATCAGCCAAAACAGCCAAAATGAAATCTGGTGGTTCCGCCAAAAAATCTGGTTGGTAACCATGGCAAAAAATACATCACTCTCTGTTGGTCGTGGTGAGAAGTTGTCCGTCAAACAAGGTGCTGGATTAACAGCTAAAGGTCGGGCAAAATACAACCGTGAAAATGGGAGCAATTTAAAGGCTCCACAGCCCCAAGGCGGCGCACGGAAGGATTCATTTTGCGCCAGAATGAGTGGTGTGGTGGAGCACTCAAAGGGTGACGCACCAAGAGCCAAGGCATCGTTGAAGCGCTGGAATTGTTCAGGCTGGTAAAGGAAAGATAATGATTATCAAATCAAGTCCCGCAGTAAAAAAAGGTGCTCAAGATGCTATCAAGCGCATGCTTGAAGGAAAGTTTGACAAGCGAAAAACACGGGCAGACACCGATACTTTGATGGCAAGTCGTCGTAAAGAGCGTAATGCTCAAAGCATGCAAGCCGTAAAGAAAGATGCTGCTGATTTGCCAAACCTACAAAAGCGCTATAGTGAAATGGAAGCGACTTACAACAAGGGCAAGAATTATCAGTACGCAGACAGCGAGCAAAACTTGTCGGACGAAGAGCGCACTTCTCGTGACATGGAAGGTGGCATGAGTCAATTGGCTCAAAGAATCCAAAATGTCAAAAAGAATAAGTACAAACACGGCGGCAAAGTCAAACATCCAAACTGGTAAGTTAGAAATTTTCAATTTAAATCTATCAAGGAATAAATTATGTTCAACAACCTAAGAAAAACCATCAGCAAGGGATTGGCTGGCTTCGACAGAGCAAACGCAATAGCCCAACAAAAAGCCGCTGCTGCTGAAAAAGCCGCTGCCGCACGAGCACAGCAACAAGCCGCTGCGCAAGCACAAGCGCAACAACGAGCTCAGCAACAAGCAAGAGAGGCGCAAGCACAGCAACAACGAGCTCAGCAACAAGCAAGAGA